CACAACCACCCGTATTTTCTTCGTAGCGACCGTCACGAGAATTCTCTGTGTGCCCATGTGAGCACTGATAAAGATTCCACAAAGCATAAGCACTACCAGAACAACCATTTCCGTGCAGGTTGTTACTAGGAGTGTAACCACCATAATTATACAATGCGTACCAGTCAACTCCATCTCCCAAGAAGTTATACAAAACACTACTACTAAATGGGTAAATTGGAATCTGTTGTACCCAACCACTATTACAAGTACCTGACCAAGATGTAGCACTATCAGAAGCAGTACAACCTGTTCCAGCCTTTGGTTCGTAATGGGTATAACTTCCTGGCTCTCTGCCACATGCCCCACATGCCCGTTCAACATTCACAGTAGAAGTAGTAAAGCAGTCAGCATCTCCAGTAGAACAATCTCCTGTGCAAGTACCTGACCATGATGTAGCACTATTATAAGTAGTACAACCAGAACCAGCATTTGCAGTGTAGGTGTAATACGTACCAGATTCGGAACCACTACAACCACAACCTCTGGAAGTTGTTTGTATTGCAGATTGTGTAAAGCAACCGCTGTTACAATCAGGGCTAGATACCCATGCTGTATACCGTGAATACCCTGCACACCCAGTTTTGCTGTAGTCAGTACGAACACGGGTTTCACGGTTATTACACGTGTTTTGATATTCAGTTACACCAGCAGCAGCAGTCCAATCCCGACCACCAGCAGCATCATGTTGGCGACAATCAGTCCACACTTGTTGCCAAACACCACTTGTTTTAACATGAGCAGATTTTCCATATTGGAAACCGCCACTGTTGCCATAAACAACATCTGCGTCATACCACTGGCTTCCTGAGCCTTTGTTGGCTTTACCCTTGAAGGCCACGAATCAAACCACTACCCAAATGTCACCATTTTTACCACCACTAGGTGCAGAGGCACTAACAGTTATGGAAGGGACGGTATTAGTCGTGTCAAGCATAGATTGAGTTACTTGACCTGCGCCAATTGTAGCGTTTACTGTGTAAGCACCTGTGGAAGAAGCAGCAGAAGTTCCTGTAACGTTCCCAGAAAGCGTTACAGTGCGTCCTGTGGCATTCTGAAAGTTAGTAGCGGTAGTAGCGTTTCCAACAACACTGCCCGTTAGGATACCCGCTACGTTGCCTGTAAGGCTTGCCGTAATTGTGCCAGCAGAGAAGTTACCACTAGCATCACGTTGAACAACCGCACTGGCAGTATTGGCGCTGGTTGTTGCAATGTACTCAGCAAGGTTTTCCCAAGCACCACTGCGTTTAACCCACAACATGGATTGACCATTAGCAGTAGCAGATGTATCTACCCAAAAGTCTCCATTGTTACCATCGCTGTTTGTAGGAGCAGCAGTCTTTAGCCACGTTGTGTTGCTTAATACAAATTTGCGTTTATCTATGATAAGAGCGTTAATTGCGTAACTAGTAACTGTTCCTGAAGGACGGTATACAGAAGCAAGAAGAACGTCCCCATCAACAAGTGCTGGGAATACGGGGTTGTCACTGCTTTCAGAACCTTTACGAAACGTTGGTGTTTGTGGGGCACTTGCGGGAATGACGATGAGGTCAAAGCGTGGGTTAGCGCCACCTTCATCAAGTGTTAGTTGAGTGGATGTACCCTTTACTTGGTATACACCATTGACAAGAACTTTATATGGGGCAATTGCTACGCCCTGCCCAATAACACTTTGTTGGGTTACTACACCATTAGTGGCGTAGTTAGTTGGGTCATAGACAACACCAGAGGTGCCATCACCAAGTACTTGAAAGTCTACGCTATCGGGCTCAGATTGGTCACTAGCACCGTTTGCTAACGCTAGGGTGTAGTTGGGAATGGTAAAGCCCATTAGTTACCTCAGAGAGTGTCGTAGATGTTTCCGTTGGTCTTGAGGTACTCATAAAGGTCTGCTGGAATATGGAAGGTTTTTCCATCTTCAAAATCAAACTTCTGGCTACCCCAATGCATTAGCCATGTGCCTTTTACACGAGCACGGCGAATGTTTGAGTCAGTAACAGGCTTAGATACGACTGTTTCAGTCTCATCGTCCTCAACTGGTTCTGCAAATATGTTGGTCTTTTTTGTGGTCATTTTGACTCCTAGTTTATGTAACGTAAATTGTTGTGTTAAAGGGGGGCCTTGCGACCCCCCTTCTACATCTTAGTAGATTGCAACTCCTTAATTAGGAGATTGCACCACCCTTTGTGTTGATGAGTACACGAGACTCTGCGGTAATTACACCGAAGCCCCAGATTGCGTACCATGACAAACCATGCTCACGACCGAAGTCAATGACACCACCGTCACGCAGTTCAACTGGCAATGCGATTGCCTGTCCAAATGCGTTGTCACCAATCATGATGGCTGAGTATGAAGTGTTGGTTGGGTCTGTAGCAAGACCAGCAGCACCACTCAAGTCAACAACATCAGTTCCAGCGGTTTGACCCTTAAGAACTTGCGTGGTTTCAATGAATACTACGTCATACAGACGACCAATTTCACCAAGCATGAAGTTACCTGGAGCGGCATACTTTGTTACTTCAATGAATTCAGGCCAGTCACGAAGCGCACGGCTCTGTGAAGGGTGTACGAAACATACGTAGGTATCGCCAAGGCGAGGAATGTTCTGTCCAGCGAGTACTTCAACTGCATCCTTGATGGCAGCAGGTGAGAGCCAACCTGGGTTAGAAGCAGTACCAAGAGTACCAGCCTCGTATGGTGCAATACCACCACGAGCGCTAGGAGGGGTACGACCGAAGACTACTGAAGGAGCAACGGCTGCGCCGCCACCGAATGGTGTTCCTGGTGCGTACAATGTGTTACGAGCCTGGATGTCCATGGACTGAGCCATGTGACGACCAAGAAGTCGTGAAGACGATGCCATAACGTCATCAAATGATGCGTTAAGAAGGAGTTCAGTAACTGCAACAGCCTGTCCTTGTTCCTTAACGGTGATTTGAATCTGGCTTGCGGAAAGAGCAACTGGCTCCATACGAACGCCTTCAGTAAGTTGAGCACCAGTGGCTTCGCTGACTGAGAGGTTGTTGTAACGCATAAAGTTGATTGTCAAACCAGGCATAACTCCGAGTTCCGTCTTCTTGACGGCAAACTGTTCAAAGCGTAGAACTGGCATTGCTTGGAACAAGATTTCCTTGGACCAAATTTGCTGAATTGCTGGAGAAAGTGTTGAATCACTTGAGTAGCCTGTGGTTGTAATAGAACCAAGACCTGCTCCTGTAATTGCGCCACCTTGTGGGGCTGGAAGGGCCATATAATTATCCTCCGTGGATAGTTGTTGTTTTTAGGTTAAAACCTGCCCCGTGAGGGGCGGGCGTTGAGGAGCCTGTCTCGCATCTTCATGTACTGGTCCATCGGCATGTTGCGGATATCCTCCGCTGTCAATGTTTGGTATTCCGTCTGAGTTTCCATTGGCCCAACAGGGGGAGCCGTTACGGGCGCACCCCGCAGGCGACCTTGCTGTTGCGCAGTCGCTTGCTGGATTGACTCAATAATAGCATTACTTCTCTCAGTAAGCACAGCAATTGAGTTTTCTATCTCTTCTTCGGTATTACCAAAGACAAGGTCTTGTAGTTCAGGGATAATGCTGTCAGCAGCATCTTGAACACGACTGTTGCGATAAGCCGTTAATTGCTGGATACGGCGCTCTTTATCAAGGAGTGCTTCCTGTGCGGCACGCTGTGTTTCAATAGCATCAATGCGTGCTTTGTAGTCTTTTTCTACACTTTCAAAACGCTGAGTCCATTCATCTTCCTTTTTAAGAAGAAGTTCTTTAGCGCTGAGTTCATTAAGTTCACGCTGTTTAATAATCTCGTGTTCTTGCTTTGAACGCTCATCCGCTTCTTTTTTGATTGCTTCACGCTCTGCGCTAATGATAGCCATTTGCTCTTCCATGCTTTTTACACGGATATCAGCCTCTTCAAGACGCTTATACATCTTGTCTTTTTCCTGTTTACGGATGTTCTCTACTTCATCCTCAGAAAAGACTTTAGAGTTACTTTTCTTCATTGCGTCTTCAACGAACTGTTCCACTTGTGGAGCATCCGCAGGGACTGAGATAATGTCCCCTTCGGGACCTGGGTTTCTTGCCATGAGTATTACCTACTTTGTTAGTTTGGCTTATATGAACTTGTTTAGTACTACGTTTAGTTATCTTCGTCAGGGTTACGGCGTTGTGCAAAACGAGCGCCATAAGCCCTGGATACTATCTTATTTACAATTTCCTCTTCCATCGGCATTGCTGCACCAAGTCCAGGCATCGGAGAAGCAGGGCTTCCCGATGTGCTTACATTACCACCTTCTGAAGGTGCAGGCTGGGCACCTCCGTCAGGCTGTGTAACCATTCCAGTAGCAAGCATGATGGCTTGCTGAATCTGCGCACGCATCATGTCCAAGGCACCTTGGTCAATAGCGTCATCTTGCAGTTCTTCAAAAATTTCAGATAACTTCTCACGTGGGAATTCTTCACCAAGGATGCGCAAAGCGCCTTCTTTTGATTCAAGCCCAAGTTGCATCTTGGCTTGCACTTCATTCAACTTGATAAGAACATCAATAGGAAGTGGTTCAGGCCAGTGAATAGTTGTGCGGTAAGTAAGCGGGTCAGCAGGGTCTAACTGTGGAAGTTGGTCACGCTCTGGTTCTGAAGCCTTACTTGGGTCGTATGTCAACATCCAAGGTTCAAAGATTGCAGCAGTACGAATAATAATTTCGTTAACACGCTCAAGACCCTTAGTAAAGTGAATCTTTTTCATGCTGTAGCGGTTCATCATTGGCTGATACTGAATAGCCAGAGCCACACCAGAAGTGTTAGAAATAGGTTGCATTTGACCAAGAGCAGTTTCAGGAACTCCTGTAATTTCATGCATTGTACGCTTAATGAAATTGACATATTCCAAAGCACCTGACATCTCCCCACGAGATTCAAGGTTAAAGACGTTGGCATCCTTAGGAAGACCAGCCCAAACCTTCTTAGGTCCACGCTCCAACTGGGAAGCCTTGGCACCAGTAATGATTGTTACAGGAGCAGCATGGTAGTTAATGATATCTGAAACTTCAGTCATCTTTTCATTAAGTTCACGGTTAAGTGGGATGATGTCCCAGATGTCTGACTGACCCCAAGGAGAAGAAGAAATTGTTACGTTAGGAATGTGTACAACAGGTATTTGACCTAGAGCATTAGGGTATTGGTCAATTAGTTCATCATTAACAAACTGCTGGACCATATCGTCAGACAAGATTTCAACAAAAGTGTAAACCTGACGAGTACCTTCAGGAGATGTTCCCCAGAAACGGTATTTAAGTTTGAAGCGAATTAAGCGGTCACGGTCATGTGGGTGATACTCAGGAAAACAATGTGCTGGGTTAAGGGGAATAATACGAATACGCCCCTCATGCTGCAAGCCCACAGAATCCACATAAGGCTCTTCGTAGGCAATCTTTACGAAGCAATCGCCTGTTACTGACGCTAGTTGTCCCATTTCCCAAAGTACAAAATGTTTGTTGTTATCGCCATCCCACACTCTATGAAGGAGTGGTGGAATTACAGCAGCATTTTGTTCAGGAACATGAAATTGAATACCTTTACCAAAACAAAAGTTGGTGATGTAGTCCGACATTGTACGGACGTAGTTCATATAGAACTGTGATTCGCCCATCTCACGGCGGTAAGACCAGTGGTGACCAAGGTACCAAGCCCATGCGGCTGAGTAGCGGTTTAGGCGTGGTCCATGGACCTCAAACTCTTCGTCAGCAAGTTCTACTAGCCCTAACGGGCTAATGGCAACTGTTAGGTCGCCTGATGCTGCTCTATACGATGGTGACCAGAAGTCAACTGCCATGGGTTAGACCTTACTACAGTTTTACTGAGCAGTTTTCTTAGCGGCTGCCTTTTTGGCTGGAGCCTTCTTAGCGGCTTCCTTTTTTTCTTCAACTGCTACAGTTACTTCTTCTACAAGTTCAGGAAGTTCCTGTGATGCCTTAGTGAGGAAGTTTGCTGTTCCCTTGTCACCTACAAGTGTGCTTGCGTATGCAAGACCTGTAATGACAAG